TTACTATTTAAATAAATTGTTGTTCCTGTAGTCCAAAAACCAATATCAGTATTACTATAATATGTTTGAAGAGTTGGGCTTGAGCAAGCTTCTGATGATGTAGTACCACTAGATAATGATGTGATTGTAAAAATAAGTCGTGTTGGTGTTGGTGTTGGTGTTACAGTTAATGTAGCAGTTGGTGTCACAGTTGATGTTACACTTGGTGTTGGTGTTGCTTCATAACTTGGAGTAATTGATGGTGTTATACTTGGCGTTGGAGTTACTGCTGGTGGCCAATCAATTGTTGAAATAATTTGAATACTTTTAGAAGCTGTTGAATAAGTACCATCAATATACCACACATTAACAGTTTCATTTTCTAATACTTCGTGATTATTTATATTTAAATTATCTGAACATCTAGTATAATTAATAACACCAATAGATGTTACAGAATTATTTTTTATAATTGATTTTTTACAAGCCATATTATTTTATACATTATATAAATACTTGTATAAAACAAAAAAGGGAACCGAAGTTCCCTTTTTTTATGACGTTTAAGATAAATTATCTTAATTCTTGTAAGTTGAATGTTCTAACTCCGTCAACTGTTACTCTACCATAGAAACGGTTGTTAACCATTTTCTTAGCGTATCTTGTCATGATACCCTTAATAGGTGTAAAATTGAATGGGTTATACATAGTTGGAGTCAACTGTAAAGGTACGTATGGAGCGTAAATGTAACCAGTATCTAACAAGCTAGTTCCTTTGTGTCCAATTAACACTTGGTTAGCTGGGAAGTAAGGGTCACGATATACTTGATATCTACCTGACAAAGTACCGATTCTTTCAATACCCATGTTGTATTGGTCTTGCTCAGGAGCTGCGTTTGATACGTGGAAGTATTCCAAGTCATCAAAGATAGCAGATACTTCAGAAGATACAACAATCCAGTTAGCACCACCTCTTAAAGTTGATTTGTGAATTTGAGCTGACAATTGGTTAATTGCAGTAATCAAAGTTTGGTTCCAATCTTTTTGAGTGTAAGGAGTAGTACCAGCAGAAGATAGTCTCTTCCAACCGTTGTAATCCCATCTCAAGTTCCAAGCTGCACCTTTTCTCAAATCTCTCAAGATTTCTCTATCAATTTCTGCCGCAACTTGCTCAGATAATAATGCTGTCAATTCAGCCTCAGCATCAATGTTGTGGAACGCCGCAACGTCTTGAGCTAATTCAGGGGACCATTGTGCTCTCAATTTTCTTTCTGTAACAGAAACTGTTACTGACTCAAGGTCAAAAGAAACTTCACCGATTTGGTCTTCAAATTCTAATTCTTTATAGTTTCTGTAGATTGCTAAGAACGCATTGTTAGTAGCAGTTGAAGATGAGAATGTTGAACCTGTGTAACCGTCCATTGATGAATCACCACAAGTGATACAAACAGGAGCTTGTAAATCTACTTCTAAGAAAATAAATCCGTTAGCATCACAAATATTGTAATAAGAACCACCTGAGTTATTACCAGTTGGCCAAGTAGTATTTACTTGATTACCGTATTGAACAATACCTTTACCATATCTTTGAGTAACAACTCTAAATAAATAAGGGTTAGTTGTGTTAGCTGAAGTATAAACGTTACCACTAACACCTAAAATGTTCAAACCTGATAAGAATTCTTCAGTATCCATAGTATTACCATTAGGACCAATCAATTGACCAGCACCAGCGTTAGAGAATCCACTCATAACAATAATTACTTTTCTGTAGTTATCAGTTGGGTAGGTTGAAGGTAATAAATAACCAGCGTTAGACCAAGCGTAAGTTACAGTTGATGCTGTTACTGCAGTCCACTGACCTTTTGAATAGTCAAACAAACCAGGAGGATTTAAACCAGCTTCGTTACCTTCGTAGAACAAGTCATACAAATCCTTATTGTAAATAGGATTGTAAAGACCATCACCTGAAGTATAACCAGCGTCTGGATTACCAGGATAGTTTCCAGGAGAACCAATAGGAGCGTAGTGTGAACCTGATTGTCCAAACAAACCGTCTGCTGAAGTTCCACCAGAATAACCTTGAATTTTAGGTACGAAGTAGAACAATTTACCGATTGGTAAGTTCATTGCTTGTACAGACACGATGTCGTTAGCTAATAATTTAGAGAATACTCTTCTCACGATTGGGAAAACAACTGTCTCAAAAGAACCGCTATCAGAAGTTGAAGAAGCCTCATTGATTAAGAAAGAAGCTTGGTTTTCGTATAACTGAGCTACGTTTTCTTTCATGTGACCTTTTAAACCTTCCAAAAAGCCAAGTTTATCCCATTTGTTGATTGTGTCTTCTTTGATAACCTTAAGGTGTTTTAAACCAATGTTACCAACAAGACCGCTTTCTAATAATGCACCCATTTTAGTATTTTTTTTGTTTTTAAGTTTTATTTATTTTTATTTTTGTATTTTTTGCATGATATCCTTCATTCTTAAGAATTGTGGATTTTCATAAGTTTTTGACTCAATTAAGTTTTGTGAAGAACCTGATGCTGGTGATTTACCAATTTTTTCCATAGATTCTGTAACTACGTTTTGAGTCGTTGTATTTAATTCATTTTTAATTGATGAATACAATGATTTTGATTCTTTTAATGATTCAACGTCATCAAATCTTCTTAAGATATTAATCTTCTCTTGTTTTGTTGTTGTATGTTCTGTGAACAATCTTGTTGCGTAAGCTAAGTTTGAATTAAACACAGCAACTTCATTTAATTTTTCTCTGAAAATATTAAGTGCTTTTCTGTATTCTTCATTCTTTTCTCTCAATCTTTCAACTTCTTCAGCAAGAGCTTGATGTGGAATTACTTTCATTTTAGGTAAACTTCCTTTTCTTTGAGCGTAATTTCTAGTTCCATTACCTAATGTTCTAGCAGCTTCTTTAGTTTCGCCTTTTTCGTAATCTTTGTAATGACCACCTTTTTCACCAGCTTTCTTTTCAACACCATCAACATCCTTACGTCTGTATTCGTGTTTTTTAGAACCATAGTTTTCTTCAACTTCACCCTCATTGTATTTGAATTTCTTTGGAGATAAATTCATACCGACACCTTTAGGTTTAACGGTCATAGAAGCTTCTTTAGCCTCCATTTTTTTACCTTCTTTATATTCAAATTTATTAGCTGAACCAGTTTTTACACCTTTACCAACCACAGGTTTTGACATCATTGAACCTTCTTTAGTTTCCATTTTTTTAGCTTTGTTAGTTAAAGAGGATTTAGTTAATTTACCCATAACTGGTTTAATTGTCATTTTACCTTCAGACATGTTTTCATCATCACTATCATCATCCATATCATCATCTTCTTCCATTTCTATTTCATACACCACTTCGTCCATTTCTTCTTCGTCCATTTCTTCTTCGTACATCTCTTCGTCCATTTGTTCTTTACCAAAAATGTCAGCCATCATAGATTCTAAATCATCGTTAGATAATTCTTCTTCGTCCATTTCTTCTTCATCCATTTCTTCTTCGTACATTTCTTCGTCCATGTAACTTTCGGTTTGAATAATGTATTCTACATCTTCATCTTCATCGTTTAAAGTAATGTGGTTACCATCTTGTTTAACAATGATACCATCTTCATCACTCATAGATTTAAAAACTTTTAAGATTTCATCATCAGACGCATTTGTAAGGTCTATTGGTAGTGTATCATCAGAATCCATATCAAAGTCCATATCAAATTCATCTTCCGATTCATCATCGTCAGAATCCATATCAATGTCCATTTCAACATCATCCATGTTTTCATCATCAGAATCCATATCAATATCCATGTCTAAATCATCTTCCGATTGTTCATCCATTTCAACTTCTTTTGATTCTTTTTCAGTCTCGTTTTTCAAAGACTCTTTTACTAATTCTGAGATTTCTTCCTTCATTGTAGAAGCAAGTATTCCTTTTGCATTTTCGGCAACTACTTGTTCCAAATTTTTCATTTGTAGTAGTGCTTCCTCAACTAACGACTTTTTTTCTGTCATATTATTATAGAATAATTTAACATATAAATATATCCATATGTTAAAAAATTCTATTTGAGGTTAGTAAAAACCCTAAATAAATAAAAAACCCCTCGGTTAAGAGGGGTTTTTATCAATCTTCAATAACTTCGTCTATTTTACTCTCGGAGACCGCTGTGATTCTCCAATCATGTTGGAACCCAGTATATCGGGATGTTACCTTGGCTTCAACATCAGTTACAGAATAACCTTTAACCAATTTTTCCTCTCGGATTTTCTTTAATTTACCTGTGTTTTCGTCAGGTAAATCGTACTGTACCTTTGCTACAAAATATTTTTCGTCCATGTTTTTTTAAATTATTTGTCCAAATAATGGTTTAATTTTTTCAATAAGTCAATAGAGCGATTCATTTTTGTCCCACTTTGTTGTTCTATTGGAGACATTCTTGAAACTTTTTCTTCTTCTAAATTTTCTTCAAATTTGCCTCTATCATCAGGGTTTGTAAACAAATACGCCCCTGGTGTAGATGGTGAAGATACCAAATCAAAACAAATCAATTCAAAATCATCTTGTACTTCATTCTGTTCACCAGTCTTTTTTAAAGAACCAACACCACGTGAAGATATACCCAAAGTAACACCTTGTCTTAATAAGTTTGCTGCTTGGTCTCCCTTTGTAGATACAATCCCTCTCTCATGGAATCCTGGTGATGTTAGAAGACGTAACTTACCCATAAGGATATGTCCGTCCCACCAAATATCATTAATGATGTGAGACACACGGTCAAGGTCAATTAATGATGATTCAGGGTGATTTAATTCTGAAAGAGATGTTCCTTTTTCAATCATCTTTTTATAATTTTCTGATTCACGTTTTAAAATCCTTTCAGGGTATACTCTCCCATTACGGTTTGGTGTATTGTATTTTTGAAGTACGGCATAGAATTCAAAAGGTTTTGAATAATCTAAGAAATTCTTGTGATTTTCCTCAAGCATCTTTTTATTAAATTCATGAGATGGTGACACATATCCAGCATCCATTTCAATCAATATTCCTTTACCTGTCTCGGTAGGTCCTAATATTTTCATACGTATGTTTTAGTAATAAATACTAAGATGATTCTTCTTTGCTCTTTTTAGATAGTGTAAAATCAAAATACTCGTTCTTTTTAAAGTTTTCAATATAAATTTCTTTGGCAATTCTTTTCAATTTGTCTTTAAGAATCGTATCTTTGAAATCAACTTCTTGTGATAAAAATAGGGTAATTTCCAAATTCATAAAACTTTTCTTCCCGTAAACAATTCCGCTGGTTCTTAAATCCAAATCTACAATATAATTGTCTTTAAAAAATGTAGGGTCTAATATTTCAAATATTGTGTGTTTTATCTGTCTACTAAAATTTGATACTATTCTTTCCCAATTGTCATAACTTTGTTTTGGTGAAACCCAACTCTGTAGATTAAGATAAACTGATTTAAAATTTTTGGAATCAACTGTTCCATAACTCACTTTTGAATTGTTGAATCCTACAATTCGTGATGTTTTTCCTTTTTTCATTAATATTCATGTGTATAAATTGTTTATTGTTTGTAAAAAAATAATCTAATTTGTTTCTATTGTCAAATTTTTATCAACTTTGTATTATTTACTATAATATGTTAAAAGTAAAAATAGACGAAAAAACCCCTTTAGAAAAGGCCTTAAAACAATTAAAAGGAAAGGTAATTAAAACCAAACAAAATGAAAAGTTGAGAGAAAAACTTCAATATGAAAAACCATCTGTTACACGTAGAGCACAAAAATTAAAAGCTCAATACGTTGAATCTCAAAAACCTAAAGATTAATTAATATTATTATACAAATTGTATAATTTTACATAATT